AGTGGAACCTGTTGCACCCTTAGCACCTGCTGGACCAGTAGCGCCAGTTGCACCCTTCTGACCCTTAGCACCTGCAGGACCAGTTGGACCAGTGGAACCTGTTGTACCCTTAGCACCTGCAGGACCAGTTGCGCCAGTTGCACCCTTCTGACCCTTAGCACCTGCAGGACCAGTAGCACCTGTTGGACCAGTGGCTCCCACTTCGCCCTTTTGACCCTTAGCACCTGTTGGACCAGTGGCTCCCACTTCGCCCTTTTGACCCTTAGCACCTGCAGGACCAGTTGGACCAGTCGGTCCAGTGGCTCCCACTTCGCCCTTTTGACCCTTAGCACCTGCTGGACCAGTTGGACCAGTCGGTCCAGTAGCACCTGTCGTACCCTTTTGACCTTTAGCACCAGTGTCACCCTTGGCTCCCACTTCGCCTTTCTGCCCCTTAGCACCAGTGTCACCCTTGGCTCCCACTTCGCCTTTCTGCCCCTTAGCACCAGTTGGTCCAACAAGAGCAGCATCAGCAATTGTTGCCTTAACTGTTGCCCCAACAGAAGCATCATATACAATGATTGTATCTGTGGAAAGAATAGATGTGCATGCAGTCAAATCATTTGCATCTAGATTAATTGTTCTAGATGATGCAAGAGATCCGCCACCACTCAGACCAGTACCAGCAGTAATAGTAGTAGCATCATCAGCTTTAGCATCCAACGCCGTTTGTAAGCCATCTACATTTGAAATAATATGGTTGTGGCTGTCATCAGCAACAGTAGTTGTGATAGAAACGGCATTAGCACTAAATGACCCAGACCCTGTTACATCTCCAGTCAAAGTGATTGAAGCTGAAGCACCAAGACGCTGACCAAGGTTTGTAGTCAGAGTTGTTGCGAAGTTTGGATTGTCGCCAAGAGCGGCAGCAAGTTCATTCAGAGTGTCTAGAGTTGCTGGAGCTGAATCAACAAGATTTGAGACTGCTGCGTCTGTATAAGCACGAACAGCAGTATTTGTTGATGCGATCGCAGACCAAAGCGCAGTATCTTCAGATTGAAGATTTGAGATGTCTGCGTCATTGGATGATATCAATGAACGAATCGCAGTATTTGTGGCGATCAGTCCAGACCAAACATCTCCAATTTCGTTTGCATTGGCAGTTGTTAGTGCTCTAATCGCTGTATTGGTTGATGTGATTGCGCTCCACAAGTTGCCATCTACGGTCTGCAAATTACTGATGTCACTGTCATTAGAACTAATCAATGCACGAATTGCAGTATTTGTGGAAGTTAAATTGGTGTTAACAAGATCAATCCTGCCAGCTTGTGCGGCAATGTATGCGTTTGTATTAGCCAGAGAAGATCTTTCAGTTGCACTTACTGAAGCAATATAAGCATTTGTGTTAGCGAGGTTTGATGCTCTAGAAGCATCTACATCTGCAATATAAGCATTTGTGTTCGCAAGAGCTGATCTTTCTGTAGCAGAAACACTACCAATATATGCATTGGTGTTAGCCAAAGCACTATTGAAAGTAGATGAGTTCAGCTTTGTTGCGATATATGCATTGGTATTGGCAAGGTGTGAGAGTTCAGTGACAGCATTAGTGCTAACATCAGACTCAACAGAAGCAATTCTTGCGTTTGTGTTAGCTAAAGCAGAGCGTTCGGTTGCACTTACTGATGCAATGTATGCGTTTGTGTTAGCCAATGCAGATTGAAACACAGAGTTTGATGCCTTCGTGTCAAGAAGATCGTCGATTTCACCCTCTGTATAATAACGGCTGTCATGATTATGACTATCATCTGCAACAGCAACGGTTAGCGTCATCGCATCGCCACTGAATGAAGCGGAGCCAGTAGCATCACCAGCAAGAGTAATGCTGGCAACAGAAGAAAGTTTAGTTGCAAGCAAAGAAGTTGCATTAGCAACTTGTAAGCGATCATTGATCAGCAGTGTTGCGTTGGCAACTTGAATACGGTCATCAACATATGTGATTGTTGCGAAATTAGAAACAGCATTAGCAACTTGCAGATATTGTGTATTACCGCTCACATAGAGTGAATCGATCTTATCACCTGGACGGAATTCACCAAGTGCCGTAACATCACTGCCTGTATAGATCGCCTTGACTGGGATGACTACTGTATTTGCCATTGTTTATCCTTACGCTACTGCAATTGTATCTAAGTTGCCGTCTTTATTATAGAATGGGAATGTTCCGCCAGACACAGCGATGCCATCTGAAGAACCATCGGACTTAAAAAAAGGAAATGTGCCTGCACCAGCTGCAGTTGATCCCCAGCTGACATTACCGTTTCCGTCTGTCTTGAGAACATATCCTGCTTGACCATCTGAAGTTGGAAGGCTGAATGCATTATTACCGAGAGTCAATCCCCCAGTACCAACAGAAAGAGAGTGAAGATTTGCACCGACTTCAAAGACTCGGATGCCGTCAGTCGAAAAGAGTTTGCCATCGTTGATATTGAGGGCAAGTTCGCCTGATTGAATATCACCAGTTGTAGGAGCCTTCCCCGCAACTGAGGAACGCTTGATCTTTACGACCGACGCCATATCTATGACCCTTGTTGTTCAGTGCTTATGTAAGCATTCGTAAAACAAAAAGGGGAGTGCCGAAGCAACTCCCCTTTCGCTACTTCTTTGTCTTATTTATACAAAATACGAACTTTATAAATAATTGTGTATCGCAGGATTGCCGTCCTCATACACTCTAACGCTAAACAGGAGCATCAGCATGATTATTTATACATACAATTTTGCGAAATCAATGTCAAGAATTTTGCAAATAGACATGATCAAAACAAAATATCTTTCTGATCAATACTTACAAGAACAAATTTCTCATATAAAATCTAAAACAGAGATCGAAAAATTACCTGCATGGAATAAGGGAATCAAAGGTCTAAGACATTCACCAAAAACAGAATTTAAGCCAGGGAATGTTCCATGGAACAAAGGAGTTAGTGGGTGTTATACTGCGGATCAAATAAAAGTTTTATCCGAATCACATAAAGGATTGCCTTCTCCGAGAAAAGGAAAGAAGCACACAAAAGAAGCGAGAAGAAAAATGTCCGAATCTTCTAAGGGTCAGCCAGCATGGAACAAAGGAATTCCGCTGACCGAAGAGTGTAAAAAGAAGAAATCTGATGCAATAAAAGGTAGAGTTTGGGTAAATAATGGAAAGAAGAATAGACAAGTCTATCCTGATAACATACCAGAAGGTTATTCTAGAGGGAGATTTAAATCTCCCTCTAGAAACAATTCCTAGTACTGCCCTCCATCGATGACGGCATCAACTTGTGCCAGTGCATAACCAGTGCCACCTGTGTTTACAGTAGTGGTTGGTTCATCCTGAAGACCCTTATAGAATTTGAAGACACTAGAGTCTGATGAGTCACGGAAGTAACCAGCATACTTGGTAGTTGCAGATTCAACATACTTAGCGTACACACCATGGTCAACAGTATCTGCTGCGTTGTTCGCAGAGAGTTTGAGCATGGTATCATCAACATTTACAGTCGATGAAGAGATATAAGTTACGCCACCTTCAACGGTCAGATTACCATCGATGGTCATGTTACCAGCAACAGCAGTGTTACCAGAAACAGTCAGGTTGTTTCCAACAGTTACATTGTCTGGCAGACCGATGGTTACTGTAGCACTCTCAGAACCAGAACCAGATACAGTGATTTCGTTTGTTGTACCAGAAATGCCAGCAACATAGTTACCAGAAGTGTCGGTGCCAAGAACAACATCGTTGTTGTAAGTGGTTGAGATTGATACGCTGTTTCCTGAGAAGGAAGCAGTACCAGTAACATCACCTGTAAGAGTAACACTAGCGGTTGCACCAAGTTTCTGTGAAATATTTGTTTCTGCTGCAGCAATACGAGCATTAGTGTTTGCAAGGTTACTGTTTACAGTGCTGATAGTTGCATAGGTTGCAGCAGCATTAGCAACTTGAAGTCTATCCGAAACCAGTGCACGAATTGCAGTATTTGTTCCTGTAAGATTGCTATTAACAAGATCAATTCTGCTATTTGTATTAGCAAGTGCTGCTCGTTCAATTGCGATTGTTTGATAGGTTGCAGCAGCATTAGCAACTTGCAAACGATCAGCAATGTCGCCACCGAGAGTAGAGGTGACGGAAATTGAACCATTGCCGTCAAGAGCAACAGAAACGCCAGTACCACCACGAACCAGAACGGTATTGGTCGAAAGTACGCTGTCGCCATTCAGCTTGAGGTATGCGCCTTCGCCAGCAGTCTGTGTGGTAAGACGGAAATCTTCACCACCAATTGCAGTTACACCAGAACTGTTACCTACATACAGCTTTCTGTCAAATAGGTTGACCGCAATTTCGCCAACTTCAAGACTTCCAGGAACAGCACTAGCGGTAGAACTGCGCTTTAGTTTAATGATAGATGCCATTTCGGACGCTCCTTAATTATTATCTTGGAATCCCACCTTTTCTCGTGGGCTTTTCTTTGTTTTCTTTATTTATAATAACTTGAACTGGCACATACTTCTTATAGTATTCTAGATCAGCATGTTGCCTGCGAATTATTGCTTCCATTTCCATAATTTGTTGCACAACACTTCTTGGCACAGGAATTTTATCTCTTGCGCTCAATTCGTTTTCAAGTTCTGCAATTTGTCCACGCAAAGCAACGATCGTTTTGTTTAGTTCGACCAGTTGCCTTTCTACTCCTACAGTTGTAATTTCATGATCTAGATAGTCACTCATGCCTAAAATGTTCCACCATTCAAACTGTCAAAATATGGCATTCCATTTGCTGCCACTTGCATCACTTGCCCATATGTTCCTGACACACCTTCAACAGCACCACCTGTTTTTGTTCGCAGCAGACTGCCAGCAGAAACTGAAGAAATCGTAAGTGTGTTTGCAATTGTAAAGTTTGTATAAGATCTGCTTCCACTGAACACAACGCTTTCAAGATTGGCAACCTTATCGACAAGCAGTTTGCCACCAATGTATTCAACGGACACTGCTGATGCAGAAGTATCTGTTTGACCAATAAATAATTTATTGGAAGAATAAGAATACGCAAGCTCGCCATTCGCAAGAGATGGTGGCGTAGCAGTACTTTGCGATGTTTTGATCGCAATTACAACATTATTTGCCACTAGAACTCTCCGCCTTTCATGGTCACAGTAGTACCATCATACTCAAAAACTTTTTCGTTCTTGTATGTTCCAGAGGTTGAATCGTACACAAGAGTTGCACCAGATTCACCAGCATCTGCAGTGTTGTTATCAATATCTGCCAGTGTGCCAAGAGAAGTTGCAGCTGCACTACTCTTGATTGTTAAGACTGGTGTTGCTTGGCTGAATTTTACTTTCAGAGCCATTATCGTTTCCCCTATGCCTTAGTGACTTCTGGGCTGATAGTAACAACTCCTTCAACGAGTCTGCTGCGAGTATTTGCAGCAGAAGTCAATTCAACATCATAAACATAACGACCAGCATCCATATTTGAAGTAATATTTCTGCCTAGTGAGATTGTCAACTGTCCAGCTGTTCTTGGGGAGCCAAATGTGCAAGTAAAAACAGTTGCTGTGGCTGATGTGTAGTGCTTGCGGATATGACCGTTTGCAGTATAACCAGTCAGGTCTGTAACAGTGCCGTCATCTGCTGTGACCGTCAATGTAGTAGAAAAGTCTGTTCCTTGATCAATAATTATGTTTGCCTTTGCAGCCATTTGGTGTTCCCCCTCACCTATTTATTAAGTGCGTCAACCTTGTCGGCAAGTTCCTTAATGGCTTCAATCAATACTGGAACAAGTTTCTCATAATACACGGTCAAATACTCTGGATCGATTGGTGCTTCAGTAACAAGTTCTGGCAAAACACGCTCAACTTCTTGAGCATTTACACCAACCTGACGCTTCTCTGTGTCATACCCCAGTTTCGCAGCAACATCGTTTCCATAGAAATAGTACCCATTCAAAGACCTAACAATAGAGAGTGCATTGCTGATGTTACTTTCAAAGTTCTTGAGTCGTTCATCAGAATAGTATGCAGTAATATTGTTTGTGGCTCTGATCTCACCAGCAGTACCAGAAGCAGCAGTATTCACACCAAGTGAGTTGACTTGAGCATCGGAACCAGTTGTGAAACCGCCAGCCTCACCTTTCTGACCCTTGGCACCTGCTGGACCTGTTGGACCTGTTGGACCAGTTGGACCTGTCGGACCTGCGGCTCCTGTAGCACCCTTTTGACCCTTAGCACCTGCAGGACCAGTTGGACCTGTCGGACCTGTCGGACCAGTGGAACCTGTTGTACCCTTCTGCCCCTTAGCACCTGCTGGACCAGTTGGACCTGTTGGACCAGTGGCTCCCACTTCGCCCTTCTGTCCTTTCGAACCAGCTGGTCCAGTTGGACCTGTTGCACCTGTAGCACCCTTTTGACCCTTAGCACCAGCCTCACCTTTCTGACCCTTGGCACCTGCTGGACCTGTTGGACCAGTTGGTCCTGTGACACCAACTTCGCCTTTTTGACCCTTCGAACCAACTTCGCCTTTCTGCCCCTTGGCACCTGTTGGACCAACAAGAGCAGAATTGGTGATGTTAACTTTCTTCAGCTTCGTATCAGTTGCATCGTAGATCAACAAAAAGTCATTTGTTGCATCAACAGAAGTGATCGTGGTGCGGTCAGAGATGGAGTGTGCATTTGCAGTCAGAACATTATCAAAGGTGGTTGCATTTTGATCAGATGTAACCGTTGCTTGCCAACGATCAGTTGTTTCGTTCCAAATCAAAGCAACATTTGCAGAAGTGCCACGATTAACATTGAATCCTGCATTTTGCGTTGGTGCACCACTATGATTGCTGTTCAGAGCAATGATATTATCAGCAAGATTAATGGTTTCTGTATTGACAGTTGTGGTTGTACCAGATACTGTCAGATTACCACTAATGGTCACATTGTTAGTAACTGCCAACTCATTAATTGTTGCTTTCTTAGAAATCGTAGTGTTGCCGCTGATCGTGGCATTTTTTGTTACGCCAAGACTTTGAGTGACACTGATGTTGTTTGCATACAGATAATGCCAGCGATTGCTAGTGCCACCAAGAGTATGTCTGCCACCAGTTCTTGGAGTTACAGAAGAATCAAGAACAGCATTCAGAACCAAACTATCAGAAGAATCGCTACCAAGAGTTGTGTTACCACTAACTTCAATGTTGTTAAATGTACCATTTGCGATGGCAATTACAACATTGGCTGGAATAGAAAGACCACCAGTAACATTCAAAATGCCAGTGATGCTAGTATTGCCACCAATCGTCAGATTCTTACCAATCTTAACAGACCTTGCCGCTTCGACATCGTACCCAGCTGAAACAGTTGATGTTTTAACACCAACCTTAGAGAATACCGCAGTGCCAGAAGTGTATTGATTGGCAAACGAACCCTTAACCGTAATGGTATCCGTTGAAGCGTTACCAAGATACATATCGCCATTAAACGATGCAGTTCCTGTTGTGGACTGATTGGCAAACTTACCCTTAACAGTGATGACATCGGTTTGTGCATCACCAAGAGTCATATTCCCATTGAATGTTGCAGTTCCGTTTGCAGTCAGAGTTGTTGCATTAAGTGCATTCAGATAAGATGTGCCATCTACGGTCAATGTTCCATCTGTGTCAATGTTACCATTAGCATGCAGCGCAGCAATTGTGCTCTTACCGCTGGCATTTAATGTTGCAGTGTCTACTCTAGTTCCGTAAATATTGTTCCATCTAAGAGGAGATGTTCCCAAATCATACGAACCATTTGCGACAAAGTTACTCATCACTCTTGCATTTACATTCAGAGTATCAGCAACACTGTTGCCAATAGTCGTGTTACCATTCATGCTTGATGTAGAAGTAACAGTCAGAGTATCAGCAGCATTATCCCCAACATTCACATTACCATTGATATTCATGGTTCCGTTGAAGTTGGTTGTACCATTAAACGACGCAACGCCAGTTACAGCGATGTTTGCAAATTTGCCTTTGACAGTAATAGTATCGGTGTCTGCATCACCAAGAGTCACAGATCCGTTGAGTGTTGTTGCACCATCTGCCTGCAGCGTTCCATAAAATCTGGCATTACCGTCGGAATCAATATAACCAACAACTGTATTGGCACTATCAACAAGAACAAAGCGTGAATCACCTGCGTTATCTTCAAGTTCTACATGAAGATCAACGGAAGTGGCAGTATTTGCAGCATACAACTCTACTCTCTTGCCGTTACCATTTGCAAGGATAAACTTCGGAGAATCACCTGTAGTGCTAAATGTGGCATTTGATCCAGAAAGAACAAGGTGAGCAGAATTTGAAGAAAGGTTTGTAATCTGACGAAGTGTCAATGGCTCAAAGTCAAATTTATTTGTGCCAGTCTTTCTTAGATATTGTCCTGCAGAACCACCTGTAACACGAATACGACTGATGTCACCAACATCAAATATTTGTGAGCCAGAAGTTGAGATGATAACATTACCAGAAATCGTGGTATTGGCAGTTACAGCAAATGAGGTTGCATTAACCACCGTGTTAGATCTTACATATAACCAACCACCTGCATCAGAGGTATTACCAGACTTCAGTGTGGTTGTTCTCAACTCGTTGGCAGTAAATGTGCCTTTGATATGACCATTACCAACCGAAACCGCATTTCTGTTTGCGTCGCCAGCTCGAGAAACAGTAACAACATTGTTACTGATGACTGTCGCCATGTGGTTGGTGTTCAACCTCCATGTGTTAAAACTGTTGGTCAGTTCGGTATTTGCAATTGATACAGTCATTTATCAGTCTCTGTTAACGAGTTGTTGTAGCAGACTTTCGATGTTGGTCATTTTGTCTTTTAACATCTCAACATCTTCTGCCATTTTTCTGTCTTTTTCTCTTCTGGCTCTATACTTTTCGAGTGCAGTCATATCTGTATTTAGAACTGCATTCGTCTTCGTATCACGAACCAGAGTTTCGTTGTCAACAATTTTTGCGAATCTTGGCTTTTCCATTATTTCTGCAGCGCAATTACTCTCAAATCGTCAACCAGAGGAGTGATGTTTGTTCCACTGGATGTCATAACAATCTTAATTGCAAAGGTTTTGTACCCATGATAGATGGAACCATCAGCAGAACGATAAGCAACTACATTGTTGTTTCCTGTATTTAGTTTCGCTTGATTATCGGCATTTGAACCAAGGAAGTTGTCGCCATTGCTATTCGCAGAAATCGTATATTCAAATTCACGAATGTCGCTGCCATCAAAGCCATCAGAGTAAGTGTTAGCTGCAGTTACCTGACGAAGAAGCGTGTAATCTTTATCAGAGAACGCATCTCCATCTTCAGCATGAATCAATCTTGCATAAACTTGGATGTCAGTTCCTTGTGGCTTAAACGCATCAAGATAAACCAGCATATCTTCAGCATCTTGACCATCAGCCAGTGTTACCTTCTTGCTGATATAACGAACATATGCGTCGCCATAGTTACCTGTTTCATTTGTATAGCTGTTATTGATAATGTTACCAAGAACAATCGCATTTGATCTTGTTGTATCAATAACTGGAGAAACATAAGGATCAGTTGTGGTCATTGTTCCTCTGAACACCAGAGTCTTCTTAGAACCACCAACCGCACTCAATGAATCTTCATTAGTCTTGGAGTAGAGTTTCTTCTCGGCATCATAGAAATTATTATCTTGACCAAGTTCTACAGTTTCCCAAGTTGGGCTGATCACACCAGAGGTTGATGTTGTTCTTACTGCCCATCCAGTGTTAGTCTTAGAGTGCTTAATTTCTGGAATCTTAGGAACAACTGTGTTCAGAACCAGATTGTCAACACTGGTAACACGAGCCGAAGCACCAGACTTCTGCCCACGAACATAACCATTCGCAAATCCGCCAGTAGAACTATCGATATACAACTTGCCGTCTACACTGTAGTAGAAGGAAACAGTACCAGTTGCACTGTTAGCAGTAAATGTGTGTGTTGTACCAACTGGGCTGGAGTTTCCTGGGAGATAGAGACTGCCAGAAACAGGGAATGACCCTAGTGCGTCAATCTTAACTGTGACAATACCTGCACCATTTGCGCTTACGATCTGGCGAACAGTACCATTAGCAAAACCAGAGGTTGTGATGTTGCCACCATTGTATGCCGCAGCCGACTGAATTACTGTGCCAACAGGAACGCTATCGTTGTTTGCGAAAGTCAGAACACATTCAGAGCGAAGAGTCTCACCTACACGGAATGTTCCAGCAAGGTTATCAACAGAGAAGTAATCCTGATTCTTGTTCTCAACATAAACCGTACCAGTAGAAGAAGTGAAGAGCGCATTATAGAGCGTGAACTTCAGATCTTCATCCTGAATTGGATTCCAAGTCTTATCATTAGACGAGGAGAACAGAACGCCAGAGTAAGTCTGCTTGTTAATCAGCGTGTTTGGACGAAGAACATCGTCACCACCCAGCTGAGCAGTCCATACTGCGTACTGATCGCTGTTACCTGCTGGAACAACAATCAAAGCGTAATCTGTATTGTTCTTCAGGAATACAGGAGTGTCAAAGGTGAAGGTAGTTGCTGTTGATGCATCAGCAGATACATTGATGCTTGCAGGAGCAAGCGTCTTCAACCCATAAGGAACGATTGTTTCTGTTGGGAAGCCATTAACAACTTCACGGATCTGCAGAGTAATTGGCAAAGTGCTGTCTTTCTTACCAAAATACAGATCAACCTTCGTGCAGTAGATGCCGTCTGAAGAACCAGAAACATTGATATTAAATGTCTGAGCAATTGGATCCCACCAAGAACGGTCACCATCAGCAACAGTATGTAGAACTTGACGATCAATTACAGTTTCCTGAGAGAACTGTGGCATCTGCATATTGACATCAGTACCACGCATGGTAATGTCAAGAGGATTACTGGTATATTCACCATGAGCAGATGTTGTTACCAAATCAGATTCTGTTGCTGGATTAGCGATGTCACGAAGAACAAAACGCTTCGTACCAACACGGAATCTTAGGTTGCTGTCGTCTGGAATACGGAACTTGCCGTAGACTGTGCCAGTGCTATCTGTTACCAGTGCCGCACCCTCAACACCAGAATCTACGAAACTGGAATTGGTTGGTGTGCAGTAATCAGAAACTTTTTCTTCATCGAAGTAAGCATAAACACGAGTGTTTGGTTTCATACGAACACCAGTGAAGCGAACTTCACGAGCACGCATATATTCACGAGTTGAAATATTTTCAATCGTGTTGCCAAGAGAAATGGTTTCTGTTACAGAACCCAGTGTTGTCTTAACACCAATTCTTTCTCGTTCAGCACCAGCATTACCACGACCACGACCCTGTTTCGTTGTGGTCCAATTACCCCAATCAATTTGTCCGTTTGTTAATCCAGTTTCTTGGGCAATCAATTCAATAGCGTCATAGTATCCACTGAAGTCAATCTGAATGTCTGGAAGCTGAGTGATGTCTGGAGTGTTGTCGGCAGGTGGATCAAGAGTAACCTGACCACGCCAGTTGAACATCAACTCCTGAACTGGATTACGCATCTTAGATGCATATGGCTGAGTAATAAACTCATTGTGAGTGTAACTCAGCGTTACAAGGTCGCCAGTTTTGGTGACATTGCTAGAAGTAAGAGAAACATCCTTAGCAAGAGCAACATCAGAGCGAGTAAATGTTGGACGCAACACACCTTGGTTACGATCAATTGCTGCACGATAGTATGGGTTTGCGGTGTCACTTTGTTTGTGGCTACCCATGTCGTCAACAAAGAAACCATTCTTGAATCGATCTGTTCCAGAGTCATTGAATACCTGCTTACCCTTTGTTGCATTTTCCAACAGATTCAGCGTTGAATAGTATTCAAGATTCTTGACTCTTGATTCAACACCACGGAGATCTTCCATGGTATAACGACGGTTGTTTTCTAATGTCAGTTTAACAGTGTAGTCGCCACGCTTGTACACCTTACCAACATATGGAGAAAGAGATGGATATGGAGGAATATCCAGAACACCGAGCGTCATTGCACCAGCAACAGTGCTTGGAGTCTGTGGAGAAAGGTCTGGAACACCCTTAATTACTTGGAACGCACCACCTTTAGTAATTACAACACGATCCTTACGAGGCAGGTAGAACTGTCCGTCGCACTGGAAGTTCTCATCTGGCGTTGGCATATGTGCGCCATCGCTGTCGATATCAAAGGTTGTGCCTGCAGCTGGATTCGTTGGAGCAACCGCTGCAGTACCTGTAGTCTTTGGTTCACAAGTGTTAGCACGAATTGGACGGAAGTCAATGCAGTCACGAAGATCGAAAGTGCGATCTGTGGTTGGGCTGCGGAACAAAGGAATTTCCTGAGTTGTTACTGCCGTTGTATTTGCAGTGTTTGCGTTATCCTGTGGATAAGAATCTACAGAAAGATAACCGATACCCTGCGTGCGATCACGACCAAAATAAGAGAACTTAACAAGCAGACCCTTATTGGTAGCATCGAATGTGCTGTCTGCTTTCAGCTTGAGATATGAAGTGTCATACATTGCATCCTTCATACCAGTATCAAGTTCGAAGTTGGTTGTCACATCAGTGTCAGAACTTGTTACAGAAGTGTTTGTTCCGCTATAAACAGCTTCAATTTTGAATGCATCGGATACACCAAGTGCCCATGGACCATTCTTACTTGCAGAGTGAGAGCCTGTGTTGATATGAACATATTTGCTCTTATTAACAGTCTTGGCAGTCTGTGTTGCACTGCTACGAAGAACATTCAGATAAACAGAAGCACTGAATGAGGAAGCAAGGTTTGCCTGTTGAAGATTAATTGTCAGCGCACTAGAGGTTGCTGTAATTGTACCGTTGCTTGACAGGTCAAACACATAACCAACAGGGAATGTGGTCTTATGAGGCAGTGTAGCACCAGTGCGAGTCACTGCAATAGTGTTAGCAACTTTCAGAGTTGTTGATCCTGTTACTTCAGTTACACGCTCAAGATAAGTATTGCCACCATCAGTAATTTCGATCAAATCACCAACCTGATAGGTTGAGGTGAAGTTTGTGCTTGTTCCTGTAATGGTATTGCCTGCGATCGCAGAAACATAACCAGTATGAGGATCAGTAGAAACAGCAGTCTTAGAAACAACAATTACATTGCGTTCATCGACATTTGTAAGTGGCGAACCTGTATCATACAGTGTTTCATTACCACCAGTGTGCGCAGCATTTGCAGAAAGAGTTACTGTAGCTGACCCTGCACTATTAAAGGTTGCGCCACGCTCTGTGCGGAATACAAACTGATTGTCGTTGTTATTATCTGCGTCACGAAGAGTCTTAGCGGCTCTCTGTCCCAATGGGAATACTAGAGTATTCAGATTAGCTTCTTGAATCTTAGCAGAGCCATTTGTTTCAAGAACGATGTCTGCCATTGAGTCATAAGTGCCGTTTTCTTGACGGATTGCACGAACATCAGCAAATGAATACCCAGCATTCATGCTGACATCAAAGATATAAAGACGGAAGCGACCGTTCCAAGTTCCTGGAGTACCAGAGTCCCACTGGAAACCACGAATACGAGCAGTACCAATCTGTGTGCCAGCTGCAGCTTGCGCACCAAAGTTCTTATTGGTGATTGCCTGCTGCGCAGCGTTATGTAGAGTAATCTGGCGCAGACCCTGGAAGTCCCAACCACCAACTGCTTCTTGCACATTCACATAGTTGCCAAATGCTTGACCAACAACCAGTGCGTCCTTAACAATGTAATCAGTTGCCTTATCTACATTGAGGAATCGAGATGCCTGCAGCGTGATCTTGTCGCCATTTACATAACCAGCACCCTTCTCAACTTCGCAGACCAACATATTGGCGTCACCACCATCAGCAGCAGTGTAGCGACCAAGAGAATTAGTTTTCTTCAGATGCTCACGGATACGCAGATTAAATGGCTGCGTCACAAAGTTGCCGTGTGCGTCATAAATTCTTTCAGCAACATATTTGCCGATATCGGAATAAATGGTGTCTGTATTGCGCTGTACAATAGAACCACCCTCAACGACTGCTACGGTAAAGTAAGATGCGGTGTTTGCATAACCGTAATTTTGTACAGTCAGCGTAGGATAAATCTTAAGACGATTTGCACCTGGAGCAGCATAGTTGGTTGCACCAGTTGCATTATCAAGCAAAGAAGAATCCTGATTGGAGTCAATCAAAGATTCAGTGGTGGTCAGTCCAATATAAGCATTTGGTGTTACCGTGTACTTACCAACAATAACACTCTGTGCTGGAATACGAACGAAATGTCCTTTATGGTAACAGATACCTTCGTCCATGTTCGCTTTAAGCGCACGACCAGTTGCGCCAGAAGTAATCGTATTGGCAGCAACGATAAACTGTGAGTTCGAAGAACGACGGAAGATCAGCGTTTCGTCGTCGCTAAATGCCTTCGCAGAGTTATTTGAACCAGAGTTGGTGTAGTGGCAGTAGACAGTCAAATAGTTTGGAGCCGCAGCTTCAGAACCTTCAACAGCAGCAACCAACTTACCAGTCATGCCAGAGGTTGCGCCAGTGATTGTTACATTGGCAATAGAACCGCTCTCAAAGAAGTCGCCAAGCAACAACACACGGTTGTTTGCGTCCTTGTCACGCAGCTTAACATAGTTTGTGAAGTCAGTTACAAGACCACCACCAGTCACGATGGTGCCGTCGATCATTACTTCATTGGCAAATCTTTCAATCTGATTCTGAAGGATACTCTGAAGTTGTGTTAATTCACGAGCCTGTACAGAATATCCTGGACGAAACAGTACTCTATGAAAGTTTTTTGTTTCGTCAAAGTCATCATAGTATGGACTTTGATTGAGATTGGTTTCAATTGCCATTACTTATCCTTAGAAATCTAGAATGATCTTAATGTCTTCAGTTTGCTCTGGGTCACGAGTTACTGCTTGAATGTGCTCAACATACAAGATCTCACCAGAGAATGTATTTGCTTCTGGACCCTTGATTGATTCTACAGTGGCAACCTGCGTATCGCTGGTGCTTTTAAGAATAACATCATCTTTGGTGAACGCAGCATAGTCGCTGTAGCTTTCGACATTATTTATATAGACTGAATAGAAGGATGGATCAGATTCTGTCTCATCTTCACGAATATAAACAATGTCTGCGTTAGCTGCAAGAACTGCGTTTGTTAGAGCAGCTGATTCTCGAGCAGTCTGACCAAGTTCTGTAACAAATTCCAGAGTTCCTAGTTCTGCACGCAGACGATTGCGCTCATTAGTAATGGTGTCACCAACAACCAAAGGATTCTGTGGTGTTGAACCATCCATCTGATTGTAGGAAATTGTCAAACGAGTCATCATTCTAAGAGTTGCTGGAGAATTTGATGTGTTCGCAATACGCTCAACAGTAATAAAATTGTTATTTGAGTCACACTTCAAGACAGGATCGGACAACAATGAGATGCTTCTGAATTCTGTATTAGAAGGAATATATCCATTACCGTTGGCAGATACACCTTCAACACCATTGAACTGAATGTTCATCATGATCTTATCTGCGTACAACTCACGAATTGGATTTGAACCATGTCCGCCAGTTGGAGAAATTACAACATTCGCTGTTGCGCCCGAACCGTGGATAGAGTTTGATGTAATGAGTGCTTGCGCTCTAGAGTAACCAGAACCAACAGCAATAACTTGAACATTTGAAATTGCGCCAGTAGAAATGTTGACTCGAGTGTATGCTTTAGCACCTTGACCATCACCAATAATAGTGCAGCTTGGTGAAATAATCACACGAGAGTCTGTATTACAAGTTGTTTGGAATGCAGTATTAACTGTAAATGTTTTCGTTGATCCATCATAGTCAATAATTCTGCGCAGCTGCCCAGCACCAGTGCCAGATTGAATGTAGATGCTAGAACCATTGTAATAATTGTCAATTGGAGATGGAGGATTATCACCTGCAGCAGAAAGACGAATGTCGTCTCTACCACCTGCCTCAACAACGCCGTTGGCGATATAGTGGTATCCAGAACCAACTTGCACAGTTTCCACAACATGAATTGCGCCATTTACTGCAGTATTCTGTACTGCAAGTTGGCGATCAGATTCTGTTGAACCATCGCCAGTTTCAATTGTTTTCACTGGGATATATGATGGAGTGAGAAATTTATTTGCTTCACTCAAAGAAACAGTGTACATATACTTCCATGTATAACCATCAGAGGTTGTAAAAGGAAGTGTAGAGAACCCAGATGGTTTTACAGTTGACGCTGAACCCTTATTATTGTAAAGACATTTGTACACATTATATTCGTCTGTGAGAACATAATATGCTCTTTCGTACATGTCAGTATCTGTGTCACGCCACATTGAATAAACTGTGCCACTTGTCCAGTCATACCTTTGAGTGACATGGCTCATATCAGAAGATGTTACTCTTCTGCATCCAATCATCTCACGATAATGCTCGTAAGAAAGATGTTGTTCGTTATCTGGTGGCGTTATTGGTGTTGGTTCGTTTGGCCATTCTTTATTATGACCAAGACAAACATAAAGAATCATTGATTTCTTTTCTGTGCTGCTATCCTCGTCATGAGTAGCATTATACAGAAACGACTTAGCCGCATTGATTGAGAGGTCTTTAGTTGCGTACTTGTAAACAGCCATTAGAAAGATCCTGTAAGATAATAAGCATTCGCACCAGACAGATTAGTATTTGCCCAAGCAATTTTAACATTTGCGCTCGTGGCACTTGATACTATATTTAGTGGAATTGAATAGAACTGTCTGTGGGCATATTCAATAATAATTGTGTCATTGTTAGCATATTCAGAAGTAAGAGATGTTCCTGTACCAACAATATCAAACGAACCGTTGTTGATTGCAATTGAACCATTGGAAATTGCTTTTCTGGTATTGTATGTGTTTGCAGAAATATCCAATGATGCATTGGACTGAGCACGATATTTACCAAACAATGCCTGACCTGCTGGGTGCACCAACTGCAATGCAATATCTCTATATCTTGAAAGAGAAATTGGAGAAATGATTTCGTATGAGAATTCTTGATAATATCTGCTGTCTTGGATATAACCACGAGTTGTTGAAATGTGGCTGCGCTCGGTTGCATAATATCCTTCTGCGTTTGCAACACCACCAAGATTTACTCTTACTCTTGCACTGGTTGCTAAAGCACGACCGCTAGATTCAAGCAATGCTGACTCATTGTGTGCATATGAGAAACCAGAATCCACAACTCGCAGCGCAGAAATTGTACCGTTTGCACCAACACCCGCAGTAATGTTTGCATTCTTACCAAGGACACCGCCATCAAGAACGCTTGCTACAAACGCTGTTCCTGTCCCAACTGGCGTTCTTGTATCTGCTTCGCCTGGAGTGTAGGAGCTGTTGTAAATCTTAAGATCAACATAAGAATTGTTTGCCCAGTTTCTACCAGAAGGTTCACGCTGCAAGAAATCTTGCCATACACGAGCAACCATCTGATATGTACCATTAGCAAGAACATCTGTCGCAACAACAGAAACACCATAACCACCCTTAACATCACCAGAACACCCTGTGTTTGCCTGGACAATTCGATCGTTTGTGTCCAGCCCAGTAATGGAGGAGTTGCCTGTTCCCCAGTTTACATCATCGCTTTGCAGCGTCAACCATGCTTCACCAATACCAAGAGAACCAATATCCTGTTCGGTCATTCTAACTGTTGGAGCAATTGAGTAACCAGAGCCACCATCAATTAGAGATAGCTGTGCAATCGTGCCAAATGTTCCTGCAGTAAATACGATTGAATCTTGAAGCGCAGTATAAATGTGCTCATATTCTGTATTGGAAGTTGTTAATGCAACATTACCAACTACCGTACCAGAACCAACAAATCTTAATGCTTCGTTCTCAAGATAAACACCCTTGATTGGACCAGTGTCGAACTGAGAGGTTAGATTCGCAGTTGAGTTTGCAGATACAACGACTGTCACCAAATCTCTATAGTTTCCAGGAGTGTGTTCATATGCACCAGCAGCCACGCCAACAACCTTTTTGATTACAGCATAGCAATTTGATGTAAGCCCAACGATCTCATTACCTGTAGTGATCGTTTGTCCAGCAACATTACCAATCTGAACAACTTGTTTAGAAATTGTATTACCACTGAATGCAGACACAACACCCACATTAGAACCAGAAGTGTTGGCGAAATACATGTGAACAATTTCAGAATTGTTGAAGTTCTTATATCCATCAATCTCAAGAACAGTAGCACCTGCGGTGTTGTCAATAACAGAAAGCACTGTGCCGTTTGCTCCAGTTGGAGTTCCGTTTGCATACAATGCAAAAATTGAATTACCTGTGCTGATATTAGCAGTGTTTGCAATTGTAATTACTGCAGACTCATGATCTCTGAAGTTTGACTTCGTGACCACCTGCCCATCTTCTGGAAATCCAAATGTCGGACTAGAAAGCAAGGTGTTTGACATGTATGCCATTTGTCTTGGCTTACCGTCTGAATCATTTACAATCGGAGCAAGTGCGCCGTATGTTGTATTTGATTGAATAAGAGTTGTGCAAGTAGAAATTGCAAAGGTGTCATTAATGTCTGGGCGCAACACGCTAAAGGAAGCAGCCTCAGTTCCATCACCACCAAAAAATTCTAGTGTAGAACCGCCTTCTTCGCTGGTTGGTGTATAACCAGAACCACCGCTTACAATCGCAAAAGTGAGAACGCCACCAAGATCAACTGTATTAGTAACAACAACCTTTGCGAATTGACCAATCACATCGGATTGAATTTCAATAACATCGCCTGCACGATATTCACCACCTGGAGAAATAATTTCTACACGATTGATGCCTGCATCAATCTCAGTTGTGTGTCCTGTTCCAAGAGTGTCCGTTTTTAGGCGAATTGGTTCTAAGTGATTAAATGTTCCCTTTACATTGGAAACAAGAATCTGCATCAAATGACGACCACGAATAACACGAGCAATAACATCTTCTACAAGTGCTTCTGCCTGCGATTCAGTTCCTTTAATAGTTTTGCCAATAAACTTATATGTGTTTTCGTCAAAGTTAGAAACCAAATAACGATCAATGCGCCAATCACCATCAGAAACTTTTAGAATTTGATCTGCAGGATAATTAAGTTCGATGTCTTCGTTATAGATTGCACGGAACAGCAGCTTGTATGAAGCCAGTGTACCACGAGAAAGATTACCTTGCTTGATGTATTTGGCAAGCAACTTTTTGTCTGCTGCAACATCAACAGGTAGACCTGGAAGTAGCGTATTGATAAAATAATTGATGTAATCATCAGTAGTTGTACTGATGTCACGATAGGATTCTAGATTACGAATCCCATCTGTAAGATTCCCGCTTTCTTCCATCCAAGCATAGTATGCTTCCATGAATGCAAGGAAGTTTTCTCCATCTTCCTTGTAGAAGTCTGGAAACTGATTGCGAACCAGCTTTGAAATCTTTTCAGTTACTGCCATTAGTTATACTCAGGAACAACGGTAACAACAGCGTCGCTAGAATTCATTAAAAGAATTTGCTCACGAACAGGAATAATATCTAAGCGGTCTGGAGTAACAGTGACCCTCAACTCAATATCTGCGTATGCTGACGGAGCAAAGTTTTCAATATCAAGTTCGCCTGTAGTGTAATTAATTGTTCCAGCACCTGCAACGATATTCACCTTTTGCTTGGACGCATTAAAACGATAGATGTTCACATTACCTTCTTCGTCATCATCGAGATAAGCAAGGAACCCATTGTATGTAAACTGCGTTGATGTTACTGTTCCAGGACGGACAGGATTGTGGAAATGCAAATGAACCAATTCTGCAGCATTTACATTTGGAACAAATCGTTTCTGCATTCTAAGTGTTGCGTCATTGTTTAGAATACTTACATCACTGATGTTATCCAGCTCACGAACAAAACGAGAATAGCGAAGGCGATTACCAAATCTTTCAAGATTGCTGGTTGCCCAAGAACCAATTGTGGAAACAACCAACTGACGAATAGAAGATTCAGATGCCGTTGAATTGGTTTTGTTAAAGTATGTGGTTACATATGGAATGATATATGTATAGTCTGCATCAATAACAACAGGGTCAATACCAAGTGGTGTTCTATCCATAATAGAAGCACGAATCTGCGCTTTTCTACTTTCTGTGGCAAATTCCTCACCATATGGTTTCACTGCAATATACACTTTACCATAAACAGGAGGATCTGCTTGCTCTCCACCAAACGCAACAACTGACTGCAGATCTGCATTTTCATTCAACAAAATGCGCTGATAGTCATTATCAACCACCGCTCTGTTCTGAGTCTGATAGGTGCGTGGCGCATTAAACTTAATTGATTCAACGGTTTCAATTGGTCTGCCACCAAGCGATGCGATGTTCAACGCCAAAGATGCCGCACTATAACTCACACCAATATTTAATGTGTCAATAGAGAATGAAGATGCGCCGTTAGTTGCATCACCATTACAAACAAGATAGTCAACAATTACAATGTTGCCGTTTTGCAATGCTTTACCCAATGAACCAGAACCAAATATAATCTCATACTTTTGATCTGCAGCTTCTTCCAAGAAATACACTGGAGAGGTAGAATAGATCTGATTGATATTTGTCGCACGAGTAAATTCAGTCGTGGTTGTGTCAGCAACAGACTCTTGAACACGAACTGTGATGCTTGATGTGTCAACGCCAATATTCGGAATGATGTAACGAACTGGATTGGCAGTGCTTACTGTGAAGCGATGCGTCAGTGGTTCACCTTCTCTAATCGTGATTGGACGAGTATATGTTCCGCTAGACTCAATCACCGTATATGCTTCAGGTGTCACATAAGTATAGGTCACATCATCAACGGTGGTAGTGAATGTTGAGTTCTTTGGAATCGTAAATTGGCTTGTACCAGAAGTGACACCAGTAAATGTGATTTGAACATTTGCGCTTGCACCAATAGCAGATGTTGGAACATATCCTAATTCTTTTGAACGAGATACAACGGAATCACGCTGTTGCGCAGTATCTAGAAACATCTCATTGGCAAGCATGTTTAGATAATATGCATTGTAGTGTGTGTTGTATGCCAGAACATCTAGCAACACTGCCATCACAGAACCTTCAAAATTATAGTCCTGGAACTGATCTTGAGTGCTCAGGTATGTTTTTAGATTATTGCGAATATTCGCATAATCAAGTTCTGTAACTCTCAGATAAGTGTTTGCTGTTGCCATTAGCGTACTCGCTCAAGTAATACATCCAGTACAACTGGAGTTGAATCGTTTCTAACTGTGAACGCCACTGATACCACCAGTGAGTTCAAATCTGGATTGTCGCTGACCAACACACGAAGCACTCGTGCTCTTGGCTCATAGTTCTTAATCACTTCAAGAACTGCATTTTCCATCTGCTGTTTTGTTGCAGGTGTCCACAGCTCGAACAAATAATTGCGAATAGAGCATCCGATGTCAGGTTTGAATGGACGCTCATAAAAATTCGTGAGAATCAAAGACTTCACGGATTGGCGAACAGCATCACGATCGGTCTTGCGTGTAACCGCACCAGTCACTGGATGTGCAGTGAACGCAAGGTTTAGATCGCTGAAGATATTTGCCATGTACTATTTAGTTTCCGTTCTTTGAGTTTTGAATCTCTGCTCTGCGGTCTTTACACAGTTTAGAGATCTCAGCTAGTGCCTTTCTTGCTCTTGTTCCTGCTGACTTATTTCCTTTTTCAAACTTTTCACTCTCAAAAGTATAAGTCTCAAACAAATTAACCAAACTATCATGTATATTCATAAAAAATCCCTTGACTTATTGTTTCAAAGTCAGTATAATCAGGATGTCGCCTTTAAGGAAAGATATTCTTATTGCTCTTCGAACTATTTATACTCATTCGCCAGGACGAACAATTCGAAGCGTTTCCACTCTACCATCTGTTCCCACTCTATATTCTTTCGCAGTACCTGTTGGCGCATAATATGCACGCCAAACAATTTCTTTATTCGCTGTAAGAGCAGATTCAACTTTATCCAAAGACTCTTGATCTGAGAAGTCGAAATACTCTTTAGTTGCTTTATACACAAAGACCCCAATGTTTCCATCATAACTCCAAACTTTTGAATCATAGCAAACAGTTTGTGGTGACTTATAAGAACCCAATCCGCTCTGACATACCTTTCCGCTTGGAACTGTTGTTACTTCAAAAGTCCCCCCATCAAAAGTTTCAATTGTAGTTCCGCTGCGACCACTTCTAGTGAATTCATAAGTGCCTTTGCTCTTAATTGCTTGTTCAACACCTTTTAATTGTTCTTGACTTACAATGTTAGGTAAGAAATTTCCTGTTGGAACATGTTTCCAAGAACCTGCGCTGGTGTATTCAAATACAGCCTGATCAAAACAAACCTGATTGCGAGAACTTGCAACAGTAACGCATTTCTCGCCAGTAGGTGGTTCTGGTTGTTCGCCAATTTCTTCTTTGGTGGTTGTATCTGGAATTAATGTTGGCGGTGCAGCAGTAACTTGACTTCCTA